GTGTGGGGGTCTATGATCTACCTGACGATACCGTGGATTTACTGGAACATGTTATTCGTACTTTTGCCAACCAAGGTCCTAACCAAACAGACCTTAACATCACGCGAATAAGCGTCTCGACGTACTCAACGATTCCGAACAAGTTGGCGATAGGCCGTCCGATTCAGGTGTGGGTTAACCGCCAATCGGGGCAAACAACAAATGCAGTAGGCGCTACTCCTGCGTATCCGCAGATTAATGTCTGGCCGATTCCAGATCAAGGTACGGAAGAGCAGCCGTACTACGTTTTTTATTACTGGCGTTTGAAGCGACTGAATGATGCGGGCAACGGCGTCAATGCTGTGGACATTCCTTTCCGCTTCCAGAACGCTTTGGTGTCTGGGCTGGCGTATATGCTGGCACTAAAACTAAATGGTTCAGAAAACCGTATCTCAACGCTGAAGACGCAGTATGATGAGGCTTGGGATTTGGCTGCTGGCGAGGATCGTGAGAAGGCTGCGGATCGTCTGGTTCCGCGTCAAATGTTTATTGTGTAATCATGGGCAATAGATTCTCATCAGGCAAAAATTCGATTGCGGAATGCGATCGGTGCGGATTTCGATTCAAGCTGAAAGAGCTGACTAAGCTGGTTATTAAGACTAAGCAAGTCTCGATAAAAGTCTGTAGCGCTTGCTGGGAACCAGACCAGCCTCAGTTGCAGTTGGGTATGTATCCCGTGTCAGACCCGCAGGCTGTACGTGAGCCGCGGCCTGATAATAGTTACCGGCAGTCTGGCTATACGGGCTTGCAGTTAACCACAGTGCCATCGACGAGTATTAACTCTAACGGTGTGCCAAGCGGCGGTAGTCGGGTTTTTCAGTGGGGTTGGGCACCGATAGGCGGCGCGAGTTATTTTGACATCAGTCTGACACCAAACTATTTGTCCTCGGCAGGAGTGCTGGGAACTGTAACAGTTTCATAGGAGCGTATCATGGATACAAAACAGGTTAAAAAAATTGCCGGTAAAGAAGTTAAGGCACACGAAAAGCGCATGCACGGTGCCAAGGGTATGGCAAAGGGCGGCGTTACTACGGACCAGATGAAGAGCATGGGACGTAATCTTGCACGCGCAGCAAATCAAAAAACGGGCTAATCATGGCTAAGTTTTCACAAAAGCTTAAAGGCAAAGAAGTCGGCCAAGCCGCTGTGTATGCTAAGCCCCATTCAATGACCGGAGGTCCTATGAAGATGAAAAAACCTGTTGACCCTAACACGTTGTCTGCCAAGCAGATGACTAACAGAACACTGTCCCCCCGCGTGAGCATGGGCGATCCTGCTCGGGATGACGTTAAGTCAGACGGCATTAAAGTTCGCGGTACAGGCGCGGCAACTAAAGGTTTGATGGCTCGCGGACCAATGGGTTGAATATGAATTACTCGGAAATTGTACAAGCGGTTAAGGCGTACACGGAGAATTACGACTCTTCGTTTACTGACAACATACCTGTTTTTATTAAGCAGGTGGAGCAGCGCGTCTATAACACGGTTCAAATTCCGGCACTGCGTCGCAATCAAACGGGCGTTGTTACGGCCAGTAACAAGTACCTATCGTCCCCGCCAGATTTTTTATCTGCGTACTCTTTAGCCGTCATCGAAAACTACGGAGAGGCAACGGAGACATATACGTACTTGCTAAACAAAGATGTGAACTACATCCGCGAGGCATACCCCACGCCAGCGGATATAGGGCTCCCGCGTTACTACGCTATTTTTGGACCCACGGTGGTCGACAGCCAAGCTACTACGGACTTGAGTTTTATTCTTGGCCCAACGCCTGACGCGTTGTATTACGTTGAGCTGCACTATTACTATTACCCACCGACAATTGTGCAAGGTACGATTGCTAGTATTAACTTGCTGAGTCCGGGGTCGTTGTACGTGGATGGTGTTTATACCAACGTACCGCTAGTAAACGTGTCTGGCTCAAATGCGGGAACATCCGCAACTGCGGATGTTAGGGTACAAGACGGCTCAGTTAGTTCCGTTAGTATTGTAAACCCCGGCGTTCAGTATTTAGTTGATGACGTTTTTACTTTCGCCCAATTAAGTCTAGGCGGTGCGGGAAGCGGTTTTTACGGCAGCGTTGCTAGTGTTGAAAACACCACCGGCACTTCATGGCTTGGGGATAACTTTGACCCCGTTCTGTTGTACGGAACCTTACGCGAAGCATACCTGTTCATGAAGGGTGAGGTCGATATTATTCAGAACGTTGAGGCTAAGTATAACGAGGCGCTTGCGCAGCTTAAACGTCTGGGTGATGGTCTGGAGCGGCAGGATGCTTATCGCTCTGGTCAAGCTAGAGTACAGGTGACTTAATGGCAATCCAGCAAGGACTGACAAACAGTTTTAAAGAGGGGATGCTCCAGCAAGAGCAGAACCTGCTGACTGACACGCTGTATATGGCGCTGTACACGGCCTTCTCTGACATTGGGCCTTTGACTACCGTGTACACCACCACTAATGAGATAACGGGCACAGGCTACATAGCCGGCGGTACAGAAGTCACAGGCGCAGTGCTTAACACCTCCACTACAGGCCAAACCGCCGGTACGGTGTACGTTAACTTTGATAATGTGTCTTGGCCGGGAGCGGATTTTATTGCGCGTGGAGCACTGATTTACAACGTCACGCAAGGTAATAAGTCTGTGGCAGTAATAGATTTTGGTTCGGACAAAAGTTTTTCTTCGATAAGCAACACCGTCACCATGCCTGTTAACACGGCAACGACGGCTTTAATTCGTTTTCCATAAGGAGTCAATCGTGCCTTTCGCAAAATCAACAATGGGCGAAGCTGTGCAAGCCGGCATCGGCAAGTTCGCAACAGGCGAAGCTGCTGTTGGTTTGGGCGGCATGTTCACAGTAACTTGCTTCGATGCTGACGGTCAGCTGAAGTGGGAAGATACGTTTCACAACCTCGTCGTTAACGAGGGGTTGCAAGACCTGAACACGAAGTACTTTAAAGGCTCGGCATACACCGCTGCTTGGTATCTTGGTCTGGTAACAGGCCCCGGCGCAAGTAATACATACGCTGCGGGTAATACGCTAGCTACACATGCCGGTTGGACGGAATTTACAAACTACTCAGGCACACGTAAAGCGGTAACCTTTGGTACGGCTACAACAGCAGACCCATCCGTTATTAGTAACTCTGCATTGCCATCGGTGTTTGTTATTACTGGCGCGGGCGGTACGGTTGCTGGTGCGTTGTTGGCTACGGTTACTTCAGGCACATCCGGTGTGTTGTTCTCTGTGGGTAACTTCACAGGCGGCGATAAAATCGTGGCTTCGGGCGACACGATTAACGTAACGTACACATTCTCGGCTGATGCTGTTTAATAGGAGCTAGTCATGGCAGCATTTAAAAAAGGCGATACAGTCAAGACAATTGCGGTATTACCGCAAGGGCCGGTTGAGGCTATGCGCATGGATGAGGACGGCAACGTTTCGTACATGGTTAGTTGGACTGATGTAAACGGTACGGTACAAACTCGTTGGTTTGAAGAGTCCGAACTGGCTGCCGTTTAATAGGAGTACGGGCGCATGTTCGGCATAACACCGTTTGCTGCTGCGCCTTTTGCTGCTTTAGGCAACTTAGCATTTAACGTGTCTGTTTCGGAGACGGCACAGTTTAGCGAAGCAACGTTGTTTTCCCCTGTTACGATAGTAGATTTGTCAGAAAGTGTGCAGGCCAGCGCAACGCAGACAGTAGTTAGCGACTTTGTGGTTATTATGGCCGAGACGGCACAGTTAAACGCAACGCAAACAGCGGTTAGTAATTTTTCGGCGAGTCGTAACGAGACGGTACAGTTAAGCGCAGCGCAAACAGTGTTAGCTACATTTAGTTCGGCACAAGCAGAGACGGCACGGTTTAGTTTTACGCAGACAGCGCGGGCAGATTTTTTAGCTGCGCAGGCTGAAGCAATAGACGCACTTGACGCATCAACAGCAACGGCGGATTTTATAGCCGCAATACAGGAACAAGCGGAGTTTACGGAGGTGTTCTTTGGACGGCTTTTATGGGAGTTAATCCCAGACGATCAAACTGCTGATTGGCAAAACATCAATACAACTAACACCGCTAACTGGGGTTTAATTGATGACAATCAGTCTGCCGAATGGCAAGTAATAAACACAACATAGGTGGCACATGGCTCTCGTACTAGCAAACCGCGTAAAAGAAACAACCACTACTACGGGGCAGGGCACTGTTACGTTGGACGGGGCATCGGTTGGATACCAGTCGTTTGCTGCCATCGGTGACGGTAATACCACGTACTACACCATTGCCGGTCAAGGCACTTCCGAATGGGAAGTGGGCATCGGCACATACACATCATCCGGTACAACGCTCTCTCGCGACACCGTGTTGGCATCCAGTGCGGGCGCACCGACTAAAACAACATTTACTGCGGGCACTAAAGATGTGTTCGTCACGTACCCATCCGACTACGCAGTCACCACGCCAAACACAAACACGTTCACAGCTAATCAGATTGTTTCAGTCACAGACAACACTAACGCAGCATTACGCATCACGCAGCTTGGTTCAGGTAACGCACTATTGGTTGAGGATATTGCTAATCCTGATGCTAGTCCGTTTGTTATTGATGCTAGTGGTCGAGTTATAGCTGGATATACTTCTGCTATTGCAACTACAACAGCATCAACAGCAGTTACTCCAAATTTTGAAGTAATTGGAACGTCACTAAGTGCGTCTGCTGGAGGTATTTATAGATATTCTGCATCAAGCGGCGCTGGAAGGTTAGTATTTTCTAAATCCAGAACAGATACTATTGGCGCTCAAGCCGCGGCTATTTTAAACGATGATGTTGGGGTAATTTCATATTCTGCATCAGATGGCACTCAATTTATTGAAGCAGCTAGAATTACAGCATCAGTAGACGGCACTCCCGGCACTAACGATATGCCCGGCAGGTTAGTATTTAGTACAACTGCTGACGGTGCTAGTAGTCCGACTGAGCGTATGCGGATTAATTCAGACGGAGCAGTGGGAATTGGAACTACGGTACTTGGCCCAGAATATGGATTAAGAGTAACCAAAACTCTATTTGATTCAACTAATGGCATAGGACTTAAAGTAGACGTAACAGGCACATCAACCTTAACTTCCGCTCTTTATGGTAACTCTACAACTTTAGTCACTGCGTCAAATGGGGGTGTTCCTTATACATTACCTAACTCAATCGGGTATTCTGTTTCGCAAGGCACATTTAATGCTGACTCCGCAGTAACAACCCAGTATGGTTATCGTGCTGAATCATCATTAATCGGCGCGGCAACCAATTATGGTTTTTGGGGAAACATTCCGTTTGCTGCAAATCGCTATAACTTATACATGGCTGGCACTGCTGATAATTACATGGCAGGAAACGTACTATTAGGATCAGCAACATCAGTTTCAACTGCTATTGATGCAGCTAGATTACAAGTTATAGGCACTAACAACCCAACTGCTCAAATTGCTATTGGTAGATTTTCTAATGATGTTGATAGACCAAGATTAAGTTTATATAAATCTCGATCTGGAACGGTTGGAACAAATACAATTGTTCAAAATAATGATGCTGTTGGTGATGTTGTATTTCAAGGTGCAGATGGCGCAAATTATGTAGTTGCCGCAAAAATATCAACGGAAGTAGACGGCACTCCCGGCACTAACGATATGCCCGGCAGGTTGGTATTCAGCACAACTGCTGATGGTGCTAGTAGTCCGACTGAGCGTATGCGGATTAACAGTTCAGGTAATGTGGGGATTGGTGGGACTGCTGGAGCTGACACAAAATTTCAATTACTTGGAACCTATCCAACATCCGGCACAAATACTTTTGTGCAACAATTAAGCGGCACTTCTCCAAGTGGAACAACTAATGTTTTATCTGGATATAGGGCAAGACTTAATACTGAGGCAGCAGCGTTTGCATTATCAAATCTCCGTATTTTTGATTCTGGTCAAGGCACTATTGGCGCAACGTCTTCAGTAACAACTCAATACGGTTATTGGGCTGATGCATCATTAACCGGAGCAACAACCAACATCGGTTTTTACGGAAACATAGCATCAGGCGCTAATCGTTTTAACCTATACATGAACGGTACTGCTGATAATTACATGGCCGGGTCGTTGGGGATTGGAGCGGTTCCTCCGGCAGGGTGGAGCGTTGTTCTTGGGAAAACCATTACAGGAGCAGCTTCATCTTATGGTTTTGTTCAATCGTCATCTGTTCTTTCAGATGTAACTAACGCATTTATTTTTAGCAGTAATACTTCTACACAAGCGACTGCGTTTACCCTTACAGGGTTACATCATTTTAGGGCAGCGCAATCTACTATAGGCGCTGGATCATCCATAACAAACCAGTATGGATTTATCGTTGATGCAAACGTAACCGGCGCAACAAATAACTACGGTTTTTACGGCAACATAGCTGCACCGACTACAGGTATTACTACCACCGGAACAATCAGCACAATATCAAGCAGCGGTACAACGGTTACAGTTAGCCACAATGCGATTACTTATACCAATGGTCAAACGGTAACTATTGCCGCGACAGCTAACGCAACGGCTTTGGTATCAGGCGCAACTGCAACAATTCTGACTGTTGGCACTACTGACTACACATTAATCGGCGCTGCATCTAATACAGTCGGCTTATCGTTTACTGCTACCGGTGCAGGTACGGGTACAGGTACGGTTAGATTAAACGTACAGGGATCAGGTAAAACGGTTGCTGGCGCGGCATCAGGTTCGTTCACATATACAACAACAACAAGCCAAACATTTGCAGCGGTTACGGTATTGGCTGGTACTGTAACGGTATCAGCTAGATACAATCTTTATATGGCTGGCACTGCTGCCAACTATTTTAATGGTGATTTGACTGTTTACGGAAGCACAGCTATACCTGCTGGTGGTACTGCTGGCTCTGGTTACAAACTTTCATCAACCGCAAACTTCGGTGTATTTTTTGGTTCAGGTGCGCCGACTTTATCGGCTGCAAGAGGGTCGCTATACTTGCGATCAGATGGAACCACAACTAACAACCGGATGTACGTCAATACAGATGGCGCTACAACTTGGACTGCTGTTACAACTGCTGCTTAATATTTTAGAGGAGTAATAAATGAACACTTACGAATACAAAGTTCTTGATATGCAACGTAACGGTGATGGCATTGTGCAAACTGTGTCGTTTTCCGTGACTGCATCAGATGGCACTGACAGCTTTACACATACGTACAGCACTGGCTTGCCAGCGCCAAAAGATACGCCGATTGATTATAATAATCTAACTGAAACTCAAGTAATCAATTGGGTAAAAGACTTGGTTGGCACATCAACTGAGGAAAGCGCGGATGCTGAACTAGCTGCATACATCATCCGTAAAAATGAAGTTAAACAAACTGGGATGCCTTGGGCTGCTTAAAATGGACAAAACAATTACACTAGAATTAACAACGGATCAAGTAAACGCAATTTTGCAAACACTTGGGCAATTGCCAACATCATCCGGCGCATTTCCATTAATGGTGGAAATAAAAAAACAAGCAGAAAATCAAATGGCTGAAAAAGTGTAGTAGAACGGAGCCGTCAATCAAGCCGCTGCTGGTAGTGGCGGCAACAGTACTATACTTGTTTGGCTTGGTAATGGTTAGTAAACTACGCACTAACCCGCAGGTTGGCAATATCAAAGGATAAATCATGAGTACCTTTAGCAGCTATAAAATCGAACTGATTGGCACTGGTGAGCAGTCTGGACAATGGGGTAACACAACCAACGACAATCTTCAGTACGCCATTCAACAGTCGATCGGGGGCTATAGCTTAATCACGCTCGTCTCCAACTCGTACGCGCTGCCTTACGCGGATACTACGGGGCTACAGGATTTTCGTTCTTTATACCTCAACTTTGTGGGTACGTTAACCGCCGCAGGTACAGTCACTGTTCCGGCCATCCAGAAAACATACATCGTAGCAAACAACACCGTTGGCGGATTTACCCTGACGCTTAAAGTAGCCGGCCAAACCGGTATTACTATCCCCAACGGGGCGATCGCCATTCTGTATTGCAACGGCACAGACGTTGTTAACGGGCAAAACTACATCTCGTCCCTAACGCTAGGCACACCGTTGCCAGCAGCGTCGGGTGGATTACCAGCGCAGGCTAGCCAAACAAGTAAGTTTTTAACCACGGACGGTACAATAGCCTCGTGGGGCGTAACCGGCATTAAGACAGTAAAAGCAGCCTCTACCGGCACACTAACGCTCTCTGGAACGCAAACAGTTGACGGGGTAGCGTTAATTGTTGGCGACAGGATACTGGTTAAAAACCAGACTGCCACAGAAACCAACGGCATTTACGTGGTAGCCGCAAGCACATGGGCTCGGGCGAACGACTTCAATACATCTGCTAATGTTGCAGGTTCCACGGTTAACATTCAGGCCGGCACAACTAATGGCGGTTTAATTTTTACAACCGGATTTAAATCAACTGATACGCTAGGCGTATCGGCACTAACATGGACTACCCCAACCGCGCTTCCATCCCAAACTAGCAACGCCAATAAAGTTTTAGGTACAAACGCTACTGCTACATCTTGGGTTGTGCCTGCGGCGATTATTGTTAAGATTGCTACCACTGCGGCAGTTACTACGACAGGCGTTCAGGTTGTTGATGGCATTACTACGACTACCGGCGACCGTGTACTGGTAAAAAATCAAGGCGCAGCTTCGGGTAATGGTGTGTATGTTGCCGCAGCCGGTGCTTGGACGCGCTCTAACGATATGTCTACCTCGCTGGATGCTGCTGCCACATTTGTGGTTGTTCAGTACGGCACGGTTAACGGCGGTAAACAGTTTGCTACTACCTTTAAGGCAAGCGACACGCTTAACACTACGGCGATGAACTGGTTTGAAGTTATATCAGGTACTGTTCCTGCAACTACGGGCGGTACAGGGATCACGTCTTACGTTATCGGTGACTTACTATACGCCAACACTACCACGTCACTGGCTAAGTTAGCTGATGTGGCAGTTAATAACGTGCTCATTTCTGGCGGTGTTGGTGCTGCGCCTAGCTGGGGTAAAGTTGGCATTAGCGCACTGAGTGCCACTGGCACGCCAAGTGCGACGACTTATCTGCGTGGTGACAATACGTGGGCTACGGTATCTGGTGGTGCGGGCACTGTAACTTCGGTTGCTGCAGGCAATGGTATGAACTTTACGACCATCACTGCCACCGGCTCAGTCACGATGGGTACGCCCACTACACTGACATCTGCAACAACTAATACCGTATCTGCCGGAACCCACGCACATGCTGTAACAGGAATACCAACTACTTACACATGGACGGCTGGAACAACCGCTGGTCCTACTGGTACTTTAACTGGATCAGGAGCATCGTCAGTTTCATACGCGGCTATCCCAAGTGCATCGGCATCAGCATCAGGTGTTATTACTACCGGCGCGCAGACACTTGTTGGAGCTAAAACTTTTTCAAATGCCGTTGTTTGTAACGGCACGCTTGACGTTGGCGGTGCAGTAGGATTTAGTAGCACGCTTGGCGTTGGCGGAGCTTTTACATGTTCAAGTACAGGCGGATTTAACGGATTAGTTACAGGAAATGGATTTCTTTCTTCTGCTGGTTCTTATAATTTTACGGCTACAAATGAATCAATTTACGGCTCTGCGGGGTCCGTTACCGTTTCAACAGGAGGTGTTGGACGTACTACTTGGACAACTTCAACATTTAGACCTATAGTTGATGTTGGTATGGGATTAGGCACAGCGGCTTTTCGTTGGGGTCAAATTTATTCAAGCATTGGAACCATCAGCACTTCTGACGCAAATTCAAAACAGGACATTGCCGAACTGGACGAGATTGAGCGCCGTATAGCCGTACGCCTTAAAAGCCTAATTAAAAAGTTCCGGTTTAAAGATGCGGTTGCTAAAAAAGGTGACGCAGCGCGAATTCACGTTGGTGTTATTGCGCAAGAAGTGCAAGCCGCGTTTGTGGCAGAAGGTCTTGATCCCGCGCAGTATGGTGTGTTCTGTTCGGACACATGGTCGGATAACGGTATTGAAGTTACTCGCCTCGGAATACGCTACGACGAACTGTTTGCTTTCATAATTTCTGCTTTATAAAGATTATGTATGGACCCAATAACAATCGGGGCGGCATTTGCAGTAGCCAAAGCGGCTGTTGCTGGGGTAAAGGAAGCTATTGCCCTCGGAAAAGAAGTGCAGGAGTGCTACCACGACATAAGCGCATTTTTTACGGCGCAAGGTGAGATTCAGGCTGCGGTAATACAGCAGGAGCATGACCAGAAGCTAGGCAAGCCGGTACAGAGGGATGCTACTGCCGAGGCGCTCGATGCAATGTTTGCGTCGCGCCAGATGTTCAAGATGGAAGTGGAGCTACGTGAAGCTCTGATCTACGGCTCTGGTAACGAGTCTGGTCTGTACGAAGAGATGTGCGAACGACGGGACGCTATCATTCAGGCAAGGCGTAAAGCACTAGAAGACGAAGCATACGAAATCAGGCAACGCCAATACGCTATTAAACGTAAGAAAGAACAACGGATTCAGAACATTCAAGAGTGGCTGGCGGTCGTTGTGGGCGTGTCGATTAGCAGCTTTATTATGTATGCGGTGTGGTGGATGTTTAAGCACGGGGGTGATGAATAATGATGACGCTATTTACAACGCTGATTTCTTTCCTGTCTGGTGGCTTACCAAAGCTACTGGACTTCTTTCAAGACAAGCAGGATAAGAAGCACGAACTGGCCTTGGCTCAGATTCAGGTGCAATCTCAACTTGAGATGCAGAAGGCTGGCTTCCAAGCGCAGGAGCATATCGAGGAAATTCGCACCGAACAGGTCAGTATTCAGGCACAGACAACTGAACGGCAAGCACTCTACGCCCACGACATCGAGATTGGCAAAGGCGCGTCTCAGTGGGTAATTAACCTCCGCGCTATGGTACGACCGACTATTACGTACGGCCTTTTCTTCCTGCTTGTAATCATTGATGTTGCTGGCGTTTGGTACGCGTGGACGACTAACGTCCCTTTCAACGTCATGATTGATGCGGTTTGGGATGACGACACGCAGATCATTTGGGCGTCAGTCATCAGCTTCTGGTTTGGAACCCAAGCATTTAGCAAAAAATGAACTTCACCGCCCTGCATGAACTCAAGTACCACGAAGGGGTGAGGAAGAAGCCTTACTTGGACAGTGTGCTGTTGTGGACGACAGGGGTGGGGCATCTGATAGCGCCGACAGAACATCTAAAAATGACGCTTGTTCAGCGCAAGGAAGCTAAAGCTGCGGGCTTACTAAAATGCCCAGCCGAGTGGGATAGGGGGCTAACCAATGCAGAAGTTGACGAGATTCTTAAAGCAGACCTTGCTCGGTTTGAACGAGGTGTTTTACGTTATTGCCCTACTGGGCTTACTCAAGGCAGGTACAACGCACTTGTCAGTTTTGCATTTAATGCTGGGTTAGGACGGTTACAAAGCTCATCAATCCGCACCAAGCATAACCGGGGGGATTTTGATGGCGCTAGTGACGCTTTTCTGCTATACAGAATGGCAAGTGGCGTGGTCCAAAAGGGGCTCGAAACTCGCCGTAAAGATGAACGCGCAATGTACTTATCGTAGGTAATCATGCCATTACAGAAACTTCAATTCCGTCCCGGCGTAAACCGCGAAGGTACGACACTTGCCAATGAGGGTGGTTGGTTTGAGTGTGACAAGGTGCGGTTTCGTTCAGGCTATCCACAAAAAATCGGCGGTTGGGCAGCCATAACAACTAGTATTTTTCTCGGTGTATGCCGGTCGCTGTGGAACTGGATCACGCTTAAAAACTACAACATTATTTCGCTAGGTACTAATCTTAAATTTTACTTGCTCAATGGTGGCGCGTACTACGACATCACCCCCCTTCGCGCCGTAACGGCAGCAGGGGATGTAACTTTTGTTGCCGCAAGAACCACGTTAAGTTCGGGCATTAATGCAACCACACAAACAATACCGGTAACCAGCGTAACTAACTTTGCCGTAATAGGTGGGTTAGTTATTATTGATTCCGAACAAATTCGGTATCTTGGCGTAAGTGGCAGCACGCTAATTAACTGCACGCGGGGATATAACGGCACAATTGCCGTAACGCACAGCACAGGAGCAAGTGTCTTATCCGCCACCCTCATCGTAACGGATACTTCAAACGGAGCGCAGACAAACGACTTTGTAACGTTCAGTGGTGCAGCTAGTCTTGGCGGTAACATGACCGCCGCGGTACTTAATCAAGAATATGAAGTAACGGTTATAACGGCCAACACGTATACAATCCAAGCGCGTGCCGCAAACACAACGGTAGAAGCGCCGGGCGCTGTAGTATTTGCTTCCACTGCCGACACAGGTACAGGTGGGGCGTCGTGTATTGGTGAGTATCAGTTAACAACAGGCTTGGCTACGTACACATTAGGTACGGGGTGGAGTACAGGTACGTGGGGGCGCGGTACGTGGGGGTCTGGATTCTCAGCAGGCGTTGGGCAACAGTTGCGGTTATGGAGCCAAGCAAACTTTGGCGAGTACCTGATAATTAATCCCCGTGGTGGCGCTTTGTACATGTGGATTCCGGGAAATAGCTCCATCCCTGCGTGGACCACACGCGCAGAAATACTGTCTAACTCTAACCCTGATCCGATTTATCAGCCAGATACTGCATGCCCGTCCGTGTGTAATACGCTCATGGTGTCGGATACAGGCAACTTTGTTATTGCCTTTGGTTGTAACGACTACCCGCCAGCAACGGAGATAGACCCTTTACTTATTCGATGGTCTTCTGCACAAAACTATTTAGTATGGGACCCGTTTACAATACCTCGTAACTTGGCCGGCAGTATTCGGTTGAGCCACGGCTCGCAAATTATTACGGCGCTTCAAACGCGCCAAGAGATTTTAGTATGGACAGAATCCGCGCTGTATTCGTTCCAATACGTCGGCTATCCAGATGTATGGCGTCCTACCCTCTTGGTGGATAACATTTCCATTATCGGACCCAACTCCGCTACAACAGCTAATGGCGTTACGTATTGGATGGGGACGGATAAGTTTTATACTTACTCAGGGCGTACGGAAACGTTGCCGTGCTCATTACGGCAGTATGTTTTTGAAAATATTAATAAAGACCAAGGGTATCAGGTGTACGCCGGCACCAGTGAAGGGTACAGTGAGATATGGTGGTTTTACTGTTCGGCAAACTCAACCCAGATAGATAAATACGTTATTTTTAACTACTTGGATCGCGTGTGGTACTACGGCACATTGGACCGTACTGCTTGGTTGGATAGCGGTCTGCAACAACACCCCATGCAAA